TGTCTTTTTGCATGAGTAACAGTATTGTAATCAAAGACACCAATGGTAACATGAAACTTCTGAAGAAGCGTTATGACCAGAAAATCGATAACGTAGCCGCTATGATGGATGCTTATGTGGCCTACAAGCTGCATGAGGATTTCTTCGATTAAGGAAATTCAAAATGGGAAATTTTTATTCAATAAATGAACCATTTCTGTCCCATCATGGCATTTCAGGCCAAAAGTGGGGTGTAAGAAATGGCCCTCCTTATCCGCTGAAAGGCGGTAGTTACTCGAAATCAGAGAAAAAGACGTATACAAAAAAAAGAGGGAAGAATTCTACTCATAACAAAAAGCATATCGATGAAGTTATTTCTAAAGGAACCATTCTGCAGACATATTCTCGTGACAAGAACAGAACCAGTAATGACCTGGACTATTTTTACGCTACTCATACTAGTCACGATAAAACGATATTTTCATGGGAATTCGACGATTTTTCAAAAGAGAAGATATACGACGAAAACGGAAATCTTATAGGAGAGAGCCGCTGCTTTAATTGGCGTATAAACAATAAACTTTTGAACGATATGAATGTAGCGAGTGAGGATTCCGGTGCAGATGCTTTCATGAAATTATACGAAAGCAATAGGGACTTCTATAATTTTGTTAAAGATCCAAATCGTATGGAAGCTGCTTTATCCAAAGGTGCTGTTAGAAAGCACAAAGGATATGCCGAAGCCTATGATAAACTTGAAGAAATTCGAAACAAAGAGTCTATTACTGAAGAGGATCTTCGAACGGTTTATCGAATATTTAACTATATACTCCCGTCCGATGGTCACGGTAACGAAAAGCTTGGCCATGATGTTGCTGTTCAGAGAGCTAAGTTTTTTAAAGAACTCAAGTCGAAAGGATATGGAGCGGTTCTTGATACAAATGACGCTTTATATGGCGGTTTTGCAGAAGATGGTACAAGAAGTCCGGTAATTGTTTTCGATAAAAGTTCCATTATTCCGGACAGTATTCGGCGTGAAAATATGGCCGATAAAGCCCTTACAGTAGCAAAATACAGCGGTATGTTAATGAGTTTGGGATGGTTAAAGCAAAAATGATAACCAGAAAGGCCAGTACTAAATTCAAAATGGGAGGCTAAATGGCTAAATTAGGAACAAGACTACAGAGGGCCTGGAACGCCTTCTTCAACAAGGATCCGACGAGATACAGGGACTACGGAATTGGGAGCGGGTATAATCCATCCCGACCACGTCTCACACGAGGCAGCGAGAAATCCATCGTTAATTCTCTGTATAATAGGATCGCACTCGATGTTGCGGCAATATCCATCAAGCATGTTCGCCTTGATGAGCAGGGACGAATCTCTGAAGAGATGAAAAGCGGACTCAACGAATGCATATCTTTAAGCGCAAACAAGGACCAGGTTGGCAGAGCATTTCTGCAGGACCTGGTTATTTCTATGTTTGACGAAGGTTGCGTCGCCGTTGTTCCGATCGATACGGATGTTGATCCTGAAAACTCTTCGTATGAGATTCTTTCACTGCGAGTTGGTAAGATTCGTGAATGGTATCCGGATCATGTACGAATTGAAGCGTACAACGATAGAACCGGACAGTTCGAAGAAATGGTTCGGACAAAAGCTTCGGTCGCTATAATTGAGAATCCGCTTTACCTTGTCATGAATGAGCATAACTCAATTCTGCAGAGAATTATCAGAAAACTGAGCCTTCTGGATATTGTTGATGAACAAAGTGGCTCCGGAAAACTGGATTTGATTATTCAGCTTCCTTATGTGGCTAAGAACAAAGTTCGTCAACAGCAGGCTGCTGAGAGACGACAGGAGATTGAGAATCAGCTTAGGGATTCAAAATACGGTATTGCATACATTGATGGTGCTGAACGGATTACTCAGATTAACCGTGCAGTAGAGAACAATCTTCTTGCACAGATCGAGTATCTTATGCCGATGCTGTACAGCCAACTCGGATTGTCTCAAGCTGTGTTTGATGGCACTGCCGATGAAGCAACACTTCTGAATTACTACAACCGTACATTGGAACCGATTTTATCTGCTATTGTTGACGAATTAAAACGCAAATTCCTGACTTCTACAGCCAGAACTCAGCGCCAGACGATCATGTTCTTCAGAGATCCGTTCAAACTTATCCCGGCGCAGCAGATTGCTGAGATTGCTGATGTGTTTGAGCGTAACGAGATCATGACATCTAACGAATTCCGTTCGATTCTCGGCAGGTTGCCGTCCAATGATCCGAAGGCCGACATGCTGCTCAACAAGAACAACATTAGTTACGGATCAGACGGACTGCCTGTTCAAAATGGGACAGAAAATGAGACAGAAGAAGCCGAATTGAGTCCTGAAGAGCAAATGGCTCAGCTTGAAGCAAACGATCAGGCGCTTGACGACTTTTACAGAGAAGTAAATGGTACAGATCCTGAACCAGAACCGGATGAAGATGAAGAGAAACCCGGGATTTCGGTTAGCGACGAAATTTCCGACGAGCTATCTGACCTTTTCGGCGAAGAAGAGGACGAAGATGACAAGAGCCTCAATGATATCGAGAAGCAGATAGATGAACTCGAAAAAGAATCCGGCGATGATGAAGAAGATGTATCCGAGATTGAAGCGCTTCTGAAGGAACTGGAAGAACTTACTGGCGGAGAAGATAACGAAGATGCTGCCTCCACACTTGACGAGCTTGAAAAGATGATCGAAGAGCTCGAGAAAGAAGCAAGGGGGTGAGAGTATGGCATACGCAAGTAAATATTACGATCCTGTAAAAGCCAGTGAATACAACCATCAGTACTATATGGAGCACCGTCAGCTTGTCGGCGATAAGAAGAGACGAAGTCAGACTGGTCTGAATGATGCTGGTAGGAATGCGTATAAGACTGTAAAGTTTAACATCGAGTCTTCCAAAAAAACGGCGCTCTCGGATCAGCAGAATTCCACAAATTCTGCCGTAGAACAGCTTCGAGCTTCTTATAAAGCTATGAGTAAGGCTGATAAGAAGGCTAATCGAGAAAGTATCAACGCTCAGATCAAAGCTTTGCGAGAACAGAATAAAGCTGCAAAAGCAGCTCTTCGAGAGCAGTACAAAAACGAACTTGCTGGAGAACTTGATAAGATCAAGTCTTCCTCTGAGTTTCAGAAGCAGTTTAAATCCGGTTCTCTGACCGGTTTGACTGAAGAAGCAAGAAATTCGGCCAGAACTGAGAAACAGCGTTTGAATGACGAAAAGAAGGACATCATCGCTCATTATCGGTCTGAAATGCAGGAGCGTATTGACGATCTCAGATCTGAACTTAAAGATCGTCATCAGACTCGAAAAGACGACTGCGCTGAACTAAAAGAAGAGATTCAAGCCAAGATTCAGGATGCTAAGGAACGCAAATCCAAAAGCAATGCTGATGATAAAGATTCTCTGTCTAAATTCAGCGAAACGGTCAACAGTAAGGTGAAATCTCTTCGAGAAAAGCTTAGCGGTATGAGTAAGGAAGAACGAGCTGCTCATAGCGAATCCATTCTTGCTCAGATTGAATCTCTGAAAGGCACTGTCAAACAGAAGCGTGAAGAATACCTGACAAAAACTCAGAATACCGGAAAAGATTACAAGTCTGAGGTGGATAAACTGAGAAATACTCTTACACAACTGAAAGAGAAGAATGCGGCTCTTAACAAAGAGGAGAGTACAAGTACTCGTCAGAAGATCGACTGGCTTCGTGAAAAGAACAAAGAGGCTACCGCTACGATTAAGCAGAAATACAAGGATGCTTACAATCGTTACGTTGATAAGCTGAGATCTCAGGATAAGTACCGAACTTACTAAGGAGAAATTCAAAATGGGAAAAACTTATGACTTTGGTGGCTGGGCTACCAAAAATGACCTTAAGTGCGCTGATGGAAGAGTTATTCGTCGCAATGCATTTAAGGCTCAGGACGGAAAGACAGTGCCGCTCGTATGGCGTCACGATCATCTCGACCTGAACAATATTATTGGCCATGCACTGCTTGAGAATACAGATGACGGTGTTTTCATGTACGGAGCATTCAATGACTCTGACCTTGGCAAGCAGGCTAAACTTCGTGTCGAGCATGGCGACATCACAGGCCTTTCTATCTGGGCAAACAATCTGGTACAGAACGGACCGGATGTAGTCCATGGCGATATTAAAGAAGTCAGTCTTGTCATTGCACCGGCAAATCCAGGAGCTTACATCACCTTCCCGACTCTGGCTCATGGT